GTGGAACAACCTCAATAACTTTGCTAGAATAATTTACACAGATACCGCGAGTTTTAGTACACCGAATTTAGCAATTTCAATTGATGCTATCACTGGTCTTATAACAAGTACATATGCTGCTAGTATGAGTTACTTTGCTGGCGGTGTTGGATCATATTCAACGACATCCGCACTTACTATAAATCAAAGTAATGTATTAGTTAATATTAACGTTACACTGACTCTTCCGACATTACCACCTGATGGTACTATATTGACTTTGCGAAATACATCAACAACGAATCCAACTATAAGTGCTGGTACATTTTCAGTTAGAAATGTTGGATCTGCTTCTGTTGCTACCTCGTTTCGAATGGTTCCTAATGGTGTATATATGTTGTGTTATTATGGGGGAATATGGTATGGGATTTAATAAGGAAATTTTATCTATAAATTCTGATTCAATAGTGATGACTAGTGGGGAGGAAGTAATGATGTCATGGGAGGATCCTCTTATGAAAAAACATGCTGATATTTGTTCATCAAATGGTGGGTTTATACTAGAAGTTGGATTTGGAATGGGTATATCAGCAAATTATATACAATCCAATAATATAACTAAGCACATTATAGTAGAATCACACCCACAAATATTGGATATACTTTATAAATGGTCTAATGACAAACCAAATGTTACTATTATAGAAGGTGATTGGTTTGATAATATTGATAAAATATGTCAATATTCCTTTGATGGTATTTTCTTTGATACACATCAAGATCTTAATAGACTTCTCTTTAAGAAATTAGTCGTTGATAAATGTTTAAAGTCTGGAGGCGTATTTACTTGGTTTGAACCGAGTGGTGCTAATACTTATAATTGTGAATATAAATTAGAATCAGTTGAAGTTAATCCAATAAATTGTAGTTATTATTCACATAAAGTGGCAATGTGTCCTTATCTTATAAGTTAGATAGTAGTATAGATAGATTTTCCTGACTAAATCCGTTAAGTGGTTTCCCACCTTTTTTAAGGTATTCTATATACAAGTCATTGTATTCATCGATGGTGTAGAATTTATCATCAATGTCTGAATATATTACCTTTGTATTTCTATCAGTTATTGTTTTATTCTGAATTCTGGTTTCACCATACGATGGTCCAACTGGTCCAACTAATTCTGTGCCCGATATTTCATTTACAAAATGAATGAATTTCTTAATCTTCATCTCCACCTACTGGTATTTTTTCAAAATATTCATCTTGAGCTTCTAATGAATATTCATCTTTTTTATTATTATAAATTATATTATAAAGAAATTTATCGTGTAGATTATGTTTCTCCCCGTTCTTTAATGTTAAAACACAAACCTCATTCTCGAAATCGTTCTCAATATCTTTTATTTTAATTCCTATTTTCCCATTTCTATCATAAAGATCACATATTACTGTTTTATTCTTGTCTAATAGACCTTTTATTTTATTAAAAGTCGTATTCTTAGATAAGTACATATAATCTTTCATATCCTCTTCGGATGTTTTATTATATAAATCTAAGAAATTCTTTTCTCTCTCCTCTAGATTTTGTTTTTTTGAAACTTTATCTAAAATCCTATTGAGTTCCATCTCTTTAACAGATTCTCCCAATAAATAGTGTCTTATGAATTTTTTGAACTTCATGATTTCCATTTTTTGTGTTATTGTTTATACGGTATATATTAAGAACTATAACTTATTTTATATATAGTATGTTAAAATTATATCACTAAATGGATAAGAAGTTACTTGATGCCCTAAATAATCTATCACTTGCATTAGAGGAAATTGGAGAAGCACTTGCTTCCAAAAAGAGTGCCGCTACTCCTACCGCTGATGCCTTAAAGAAAGGTAACTTTGTTGATCAAATCGCTCAAATTAATACTAGTGTAAAAGAGATTAAAAAAGATACTAAACAGATATTAGCTAATCAACAAACAATATTAGCATTATCTAAACAAAAGGGAAATAAGGATGACTTAGCTGAAAAAGTAGGTGGTGATAAGAATAAGCAAAAGTTTATTAAGGATGGATTGGGAGTTATAATGTTAATGGCGGTTGCAATAGTAGCACTCGGATTGGCATTTAAGTTAATAGGAGGGGTCAATTTCTTCTCTGTTATCGCTTTATCCGCCGCTATAGTAATATTATCAATTGCATTTGTCAATGTTCATACTGCACTTAAGAAATCAGGATTCCAACCTAAAGATGGATTTAATTTTGTAATCGCTACAGGAGCTATGCCTCTCGGTATTGCTGTTGCGTCTTGGGCTTTACAACTCGTTACACCGATTAGTTTAGCTAAGTTTTTCACAACAGTTTTTATTGCTGGTGCTCTTGCAGTTGTTGCTTATGGTATTAATGGATTCTTGACAGCTTTCAAAGGGAAGAGTATTAAGGATGTAACAATGGCGTCAATCGCTTTACCTGTTATATTACCAGCTATCGCGATGGGTATCGCTTTATCATCTTGGGCACTTCAATTGGTTAAACCTATTAGTTTAGCTCAGTTCTTCACAACGATATTTATATCTGGTGCATTTACTGTTGTTGCTTTTGGTATGAATAAATTACTAAAAGCATTTGAAGGAAAGAGTGTTAAGGATATTGCACTTGCTGCACTTGGATTACCAATTATATTACCGGCAATCGCGATGGGTATTGCGATTTCATCTTGGGCTTTACAAACAGTAACTCCTATAAGTTTAGCTCAGTTCTTCACGACAATATTTATCGCACTTACGTTTAGCGTAATTGCGTTCTCAATGAACAGATTGATTAAAGCGTTTGAAGGAAAAGATGTTAAAGACATAGTTAAAGTCACTGCTGGACTAATTTTAGTACTACCAGCTATCGCACTTGCTATAACAATTTCATCTTGGATATTAACCGAGTCTAAGACTATTCCACTTGGAAAACTATTTAATATATTAGTTCTTGGTGCGATACTAGCGGGTATAACACTTGCTATGTTACCGGCATTTAAAGTATTACAAAATGTAGGAGTTGGTGCCTTATTAAAAGGAGCTCTTGGTATTATAGTTGTTGCTGGTGCTATAATGGTGTCTTCATTGATATTAGGACTTGGTGACTATGATAATTATCCAAGTCTAAAATGGGCATTTGGTGTTGGTTTAGCATACTTAGCATTCATACCAGCTGTTTTAGTACTTGGTGCTATTGCTATGACTGGAATAGGATCATTGGCAATATTGGCTGGTGCTGGATTGGCAATAGTTATTGCTGGTACAATAGTTGCAGTTTCTCAAGTTTTATCTAAAGGAGAATACGGGTATGGTAAACAAATGGCTCCATGGGCTAGTTCAGTTGCATTATTATATTTAACATTTACTCCGATTATGATGGTATTGGGTGCTATGGGATTAGTCGGTGCTGTAATTAGTTTCTTTGGTGGTCCGGATCCATTTGAAGTGGCTAAAAGAATGATGATACAAATCGCACAAACTATTGTTGATGTATCTAAAGTATTGGCTACTGGTAACTGGAAACAGGGTCCTACTAAGAGTTGGGCAGAGGGTGTTTCGTTAGCAATTGGTGCATTTGCTCCAGTATATTCAAGTTTATTCTCACAAGGTATTTTCCAACTTTTATTTGGTGGAAAGAGTAAGGCAGAATCAATGGCTGATTCTATCAGAACAATATCTTATGCTATTATACAAGCAGGTCACATATTTAATAGTGCTCCTGATGTTTGGAAAGGCGGTCCGACAAAGAGATGGGCTGAGGGAGTTGGTCAGGCAATTGGTGCATTTGCTCCAACATATAAGATGCTCTCTGATGAGGCAGGCTGGGGATTCACTGGTACAACTGCTGATAAGATCGCAGAGTTTAACTCATTTATGACTTCAGTTGCACATGGTATTATTGCTGTTGGTGAAATATTTAATAAAAATAAAACAGAATTTACAGGTGCTTTCCCTAAGAAAAAATGGGGTGAAGGTGTTGGTGCTGCTATACAAGCATTTGCTCCAACATACCAGATGTTATCTGATGAGTCTGGTTGGTTTGGTACTGTAACTGAAGAAGCTGATAAGTTTAATAATGTGATGATTATGATATCCAAGGGTGTCATAGCAGTTGCTAAACTTTTCCAGGGAGCTACTGATATTAAATGGGATTCATTACCTGCTCCGAGTGCTAAATGGGGTGAAGGTATAGGTGGTGCTATCATGGCATTTAGTCCAATATATCAATATTTATCTGATGAAGCTGGATGGTTCGGTAGTGCTGAGGAAGAAGCTGCTAAGATGCAGGGTGTTATACTTAGAATGACAGGTACAATAGTTGCTGTTTCTAGAGTATTGAGATTAGGTGAATTTACTAAAATAATACCACCATCTTGGATGAAGAATGTAACAACTGCTATTGTACAATTCACACAACTTGCTTCATTTATGAAGGGTAAGAGTGGTAGTGGTGGATTCTTAAATACTATATCTAACTTATTTGGTGCCAAAAAAGAGGCAACACTTGACCCTATATCACAAGCAGCTATGGGTATAGTTAAATTATCTAAAGCATATGATAAGTTAGCTGATTCATTCTCTAAATTTAATGGAGTGTTAACTAAAATGGATGCTGATAAACTTATGGCATTTAAGTCATTAGCTGGTAACTTAGCATTATTATCATTAATGGATGCTGAATTATTTGATGCTATGTTGGATAAGTTGGAGGAAAAGGCTGGCTCATTTAGTGACATTGTTTCACAATTTGAAAAACAACAAGCTGAAAGTGCTCCAATAGTTGGTAAAAAACCGGGTGGTGGAACTGTTACAACTGGTGGTAAGAAAAGTGATTCTGACATTTTAGGTGAAAAATTAGATAGAATTGCTGCAAGTTTAGCCGATATACAGACTGTTGTTGGTTCACAAGGTTCATTATCTACTTATATGAGTTCACTTGGTAAAGAAGCAAATATCGGTAATAATAATTCAGCTGGAGGTTATAGATAAACTTTATTAAAATTTGGAATAGAACATATATGAAAAAGTTATCACTTCTTAAAAGATTATCTTTATATAGACAATATAAAGATGTTATTAAGAGAAATTCAACAGAATTGGAAAGAGTTTATGGTCTAAGAAGAGACAGAGCTAATAGACTTTATACGGTATTGAACATACCATCTGAAAATATTGGAGAGGCTTATAACCTTAAGAAGGCTGATATTGATAAGATATCAGAAGGATACATAAGAGATTATACTACAACTGTTGCTAAGTTTTTAGATTCTAAGGACTTAAAAGAGATGTATGATTTCTATGATATTAAAAAGGTTGAGAAATATGCTTATTTGATAGTTTTCGGACCACATAAAGATAATGTAATTGATTCTGATAGATACACTAAAGTTGTTTATTATCGATTATTACCAATTTCCGCTTTATTATTAATTATTTTATCTCTTATTTTATTTCTTTAATAAACTTTTCGGTGTTAAATCTTATAATTTAAAAATACTAATTTTCTATGAGTAAATTTTATCAAGTGTCGGATGACGCTAAGGAACAATTTTATAATGTTTTTAATAAAAAAACATTCCCTATAAATGTTAAGTTCACATTTTTGGGTAACGAAAAACAAAAAGAATTAATAAAGATTAAGAAAATCGCTGATGATTATGCTTTCCTTTTGGAAAAGGAATTAATGGTTTACATCAATGAGGATTTACTTAATGTCTTTGATGAAGAATCAATTCAGATATTGATGGAACAAGAACTTGATAAAGTAAATATCAATATTGAGACAGGTAAAATTAAATTAATTAAACCTGATTTAACAACTTTTTCATCTCTTATCAATAAATATGGTGTTGAGAAAGTTGCCAGAGCTAACAAAGTTGAAGATTTATATCAACAACAAGTTAAAGATGGTAAAACAGACGAAGAATTTATAGTTTAAAAATAAAAAACAATTAATATGAATAAATTAGAAACAAATGTTATAAAGCCAGAGTTGAAGTTTCTTCACAGTGATGTAGAATATCTATTGGTTAGTACTGAAACCGAATCAAATTTGGATGGTAAAATTTCAGCAATTGAAGATTACATGAAGTCAAATGATGGTAAGGGTAAGTCAGATGAAGAAAAAGATGCTATCTATAAACAAGCACAAATATTGTGGAGTGATTATGCTGCAGCTTTGAAAGAAGCTAAGTATAACTTCTATCTTAATAGACCACAACACAAATTCCTAACTAACTTAATTCTACAAAAATTAGAATATGATGTGAATACTGTTTTCTTCGCAATTGAATTAACAGATATGTTAGGTATGATGAAGGATGTTAAATTCTATAACGATGATGACATTATCCCATTTGAAGTTAACACTACTGAGATTACCTATATCTATCACTTAATCTCTAAATATAAAGTACAAGGTCTTACAAGAGATGCTTATACTTTCGCTCAAATCTTGAGAAAGATTGGTGATATTAGTAAGATATTCAACTACTATGATGCTGAAGGAAAATATCTTTCAACTGAAATCCAAAACTGGGTAGCAGCATTTGAAGATGGTGTATCAAGAGATATTGAAGAAGTTGTTGAGGCTGAAGTTTCTACTCCTAAAAAGAACTCTAAGTAATGAAAACAAAGACTAAATCAACTCCGACTTATATTGTCGATAAGACAAAATTAACTGAACAGTTACTTAAAGATGATGTTAAGAATTGGATAATTGAGGCAGGTACTCAAATGATTTTTGACGGGAAAACACCTGGTAGAAATATGATATACTTCTTAGAAAGTATGGGAATCATAAAAGTAGTATAAATAAAAAACCCACTCATTTGAGTGGGTTTCTTTTTAATATCCTGAAATAAGAGGAGGTTCGATTGTAAAGTTATTATCGATGTATTCATCAATCCAGTAGTCAGCTACGAAGTCTGCCTTAACTGTCCAAATATCTCCAGTACCTTCCCACTTTAATGATATACCACCAACACTCTTAATTTGAGAGTTTTGGAATGTTACCCTTCTTAAAACAACACCTTTCTTATCGTGTTGGTTAACAATAATAGTTCCAATAATATCACTCTTATAGTGAAGAGAACCATTTTGTGAGTTCCATACAAGATCGTACCATGCTTTTAGTGTATTCCAAGTTTCCATTGAACCCTGTTCATTAACATTGACAGTGAAGTCGATGCTGAACTCAACGTGGGTTTTACCTGGAGTACCTAAGAAAGCTCTAGTTGAATACTTGAATCTTTGTTCTTTAACATCGATAGCTTCTGTTAAGTTAAGGTCGATGTTTGTTGCACTTTGTAACATCAAAAGAGGATCTCTCCCTTGTGCTTGTAGTATTACAGGTAACACAAAAGTAATCTCAAACAGGTTAAGATATACTGGCTCTTGTGGCTTCGTACCTGGACCACCAGGTGAACCTGTGACTAACAATTGAGTAAAATGAGGTAGTGGCATATATTTTTAGTTTATTTTTCTTTATATATTAATATAAATCATGTCTTTAACTATATATTAGTATAATTATCTGATATTTTTCTATAATTGTAAGAAGTATTCCTCTTCACCCAAAGCATTTGCCTTATGGTCATATGCTACTATCACTACATGATATTTTTTAGGTGCTAGTTTTGTTATACTTTTGATTTTATACATATCAAAGTCGAAATTTTCCTTCTCATGTTCATGTATTCTTATGTATGACTCGCTACATAGATTTTTACAATACATCTCTAGTAGTTTCATTGAAGATTTGAAAAATTGTGGCTCCTTTTTTGGTTCCTCTTTTTTCTTCTTTCTTAATGAAAGAAACTCTTCATTTACTTTATCTATTTCTGAAAACTTTCTCATAATAGTATATATAAAAAATAAAACACCACTATTCTATGAGAGTATTTATTACAACCGATTGGCACTTTGGAGTATATCTAAATAATATGGATAAATGGTTGAATATGATGGAAGATTACTTCTATAACGATTTCATACCATTTATTAAAAATAATTACAAAGAAGGAGACATACTCGTACATTGTGGTGACCTATACGACAATAGAACTTCTATTCCAATTATTGCTGCCTATAAAGCAGAGAAAATCCTTTTAGAGATAGCCAAGATTCTACCAGTTCATATCATAGTTGGTAATCACGATTTGTGGAACAAAGGAACAAACGATGTTAACTCTGTTAGATTATTCAATTATGTTGATGGTATCAATGTTTATACCGAAACAACAACCATATCAGTTGGTGGTAAGAAATTAGTATTAATGCCTTGGGTTGAAAAGAGATTGGATATGATAAAGGAGATTAAAAACAATCCCGGTGATTATCTTTTCTGTCACTCCGACTTAAATGGGTGTAGAATGCACCTTAGTTCAGTTGCTCATAGAAACGCTGATAAGATAGATGTTGATGAATTTAAGGGATATAATCACGTTTTTAGTGGACACATACACATCAGACAAACAAATAATAACTTTACATTTGTTGGGTCTCCATATCAAATGGATAGAAATGATATGGGTGATCAAAAGGGTATAACGATTCTTGACCTATCGAGTGGTGAAATGGATTTTTCACCGAATAAATATTCACCTGTTTTTAGAAAGTTCGCAGTTACTAAAGAGGATGATGTTGAGAGATTGGATGAACTTACAGATAGTAAAGATTATATAGATTTATCTATATCTAACAGCTTATTGATTAGTAATAGGAAATTAAGAAGAAAATTAGAGACTCTTTTAGAAAAAGGAAGTTTCGCATCAGTTGAGTACATTGATGATATAGTTAAAGTTGATGAGAATGGTGATGTTATAACTGAATCTGTTGTTGAGGATGAGAATGGTGAGTCTGTTTCTGTTGAACTTGAATATGAAGACTATATAAGAGATTATATTGCTAAGCAAAAATACGATAACGAGAGATTCAAGCTTGGTGTTTTGGGTGAATATAATGAAGTTGTTAAGATATACAACGAGAATTATAAGTCTTTAAGGGATTAGTCTAACTCTCCTTTTTTACAAATTACTATACTACATAATAGTTTACCTATTGATGTAAATGATGTGAACATATCATATCCTTCTGATTGTATATGTGATGATATGTCAGATAACTCTTTAAGAATATTTGAGATTTCTAATATGTTATTGTTTTTCAATCCATAATGGTCTACCCCATATTCAAAGTATTGTCTTAGGTTATCATCATCATTGTCAATAGTTATTGTGACTAATGCTATTCTTATATCATCATTATATTCTTTATCTTGTGTTATGTGAGCTGTTTTTGATCCATCAAGTGATGTCCAAGCGTGTTCTATGTCAATAGATGATTTTCCATCATATAGTGATGACATGATATGTTTTATATCTTCAATTGATATAAAATCTTCGTGTTCTTTATTTTCGTTAAATCTTTTAATTCTCATATTATTTCAATTCAAAAGATATTGAAAGTACGTGGTTAGAACTATCAAATCCTATTTTACATTCTTTATAATTATCATATGATTTTAATCTAATTTGAATTTTACTCAAAGCGACTAAAATATTACGAATTTCATTGTTCTTTCTAATTTGTTCGTCTATATTTGACTTCATATCTAAAATTTTACTATTCTCGTCTGATATCATTTGTATCCATCTTCTTATATCTCCACCTTTTACTTCTTCTGGTTCTTCAATAAATGGAATCCCTGATTGTCTTTCCGCTAAAAAGTCATAATTCAATTGTAGTGATCCTTCAAGCACTGGGAATTCGGGTCTTTTAAGAGTTATCAAACATTCATACCAATGACTTAGATTCATGTCATCATATTTAGATAGTAACTCATCTGTTCTCTCATTCTCTTCACTAAACTCAAATTCACAGTCTAAGTCATCGGTTAGTTCGGACATAACTTCTTTGAACCCATCAAAAGATAGATCATATGCTTCAGACTCATTGAACCTTTTAATCTTCATATTATTTCTTTGATGGATCAAATCCAAAATCATTTGATTTTTTAGTATGTGGTTCTACCATTTTATCAATCTCTTTTTGATCAATATGGTCATCTGGATCCGTTAAATACACGTAATCATTACCAACAGGCATAATCATTTCTTTAGGATCATGTCCAGTTTTTAGGTCTTTGTTATCTACTTTCATGTAGTCTTTACTTGTGGTCCAGAATTGTGGTAAATTAACATCACCTGCGTGTGATTGATTTCCTTTTATTGTGTATCTTCCTTTGCCTTCATTTAGCTCTTGGAACGTTTTAAGATATTTCATATTATCTCTTTGTTTTTATTAAGTATTTCTTTATTAATAGTTTCCAAACTTCGACTTCTTGGTCTGCTATCTTCATCATCTCGTTATTACCAACTCTTAAGTTTATAGAGTGAACAAGTGTTCTAACATTTAGATCGAATTTAACAGGGTAGTTATCGGTTACATAAACTAAATAATCTAAAGCTTCTTCTTTCTCTTGCATTGATACATCTGGTAGAACTTTCCTCATTATTTCTTTCATTCTATCAATTATCTCTGATTTATTTAAGTGAACATCAACATGAAGTGATCTGGACAATAAAGCGTTGTCAAATTTATCTTCTGCTAAATTTGATATAAATATCACTTGACCACTGAAGTTAAATCTATTTGGTAATAGTTTCTCATTTGATTCTTCCCATCTATTTTGTATCTCTTCATCAGACATATTAGTCGAATCAAAAGTATTACCTTTTGTGTGTTTAGATAATTCTCTTGTTTCGTATGTATCTAATGCCCCTTTTAGTAGGTTTACTGAATCTGGGTCTTTGAATACTGCATCACAGTCATCAAATATTACTAACTTATTTCTATTCTTGAATAATACTTCATATAAAGCAGCCGTTGTTATTGTACCTGTTGACTTATAATAGTGAACATCGGGTATCATTCCAATTGATCTTAATGTGTCTGTTACAGTTGCTGTCTTACCAACACCTGCCATTCCTGTTATTAATAGTGAATTACTTTTTCCTCTAGCTACTTGTATAGTGTAAAGTTCGATTGCCTTAAATACGTCTATTTTAAGGTCATCTTGTGTTACTTTATCACTCTCTTTTTCAGCTTTTTCAGTACTTGATACTACTAACTTTAAGCTTTCAATTCTTTGTGATATAAGTGATTTACTTTTTTCACTTCTAGCTCTTTTCAACTTCTTTTCTTGTTCTTCTAACTCTTTGTGTGGGTCATAAGTCTCCATAGCTACCTCTTCAGGTTGAGATTTATTTATATACATTGATGGATTTTTGAAGAACTTTGGTATCTCTGGTAAAGCATTTGCTACTGAATTTCCTCCTAATTCTATCGTATAGTTTGGAGATGATTCAAATGAAAATGAATCCCATATATCAATTGAGTGTATTTCACTTCTTATATCATCTTTTATCCAATTTATTCTTATAGCTTTGTTTGTTTTGAGAGATAGGAATAACTGTCCAGTTAGAAATAGATTTTCTTTTTGGATATAAAATAATTCATCATAAGGGTATAGGTCAATGCCTGTATTTTTCTCGATTTGATTTACTATCAAATCAATTGATTTTTCTTTGTCTTTATTAAGAAAAGCTTCATAAAAAGCTTGATATTTTCTTATTACTCTCATTACATATCTTTTAGTTTTTTAAGAATTCTGGCACATTTCTCATAATCCTCTTCATATTCATACTCTTTTATCATACTTCTCAATTGGGATTTGTCTGCTAATCTAACCTTTAACTCGAATCTTACCTCTTTCAATTCATCCATTGTTTTTACTTCATTATCTATTAACTTGTCGATAATTTGTCTATCAAATGGTTTCATGTTTATGAAGTCATTCCAATCTTCTATCTGATTTTCTTTAAGAAACTTTAATATGTTCTCAACACAAGATTCTATTCTTGTATTTTTTGCAGGTATTCTTTTCTTCTTACCACCAAATAGATTGTTAAAAAGTTCTTCAGATATGAAATCGCGATATTTGATTATTCTGCCCATAATTTCTATATATTATTTTTGGTTACTAAGGAATTATAAATTAATATATAACTAAAACTTGCATACACATAGATGTCATCGAATCATAAAAATTTAGTATTCTTTAATAAAGAAGGTGATTACTTGAACTTCCAATATAAAGATGATGTTGGTAGATTTGAAGGAGATATATTATTCCACGAAAATTCATCTGATACTTTCAAAACACAAGCATTATACATGCTTGAAAGAATACCCGCATTTGAGTATGAACTACCAGGTGTTTTAACATTAGATAAATTTCAATTATTTAATGAATTTGGTATGCATTTTTATGGTGCTAAGTATCAAAACGAACAAATTGAAACTATTGAGCCAGTTAATAACGACTCTAACTTCTATTCTAAATGGATATATGGTTCTAATTTTGAGGTCAAGTTTCCTATTGGAACTGTTGTTATTTTTGATAGTCCATTGATGGAATTCAATGATACTAATAAAACATATATAGTTGTTGCTACAAAGAAGAATGCTGTTATGATAGTTAGTACTATTGATAATGCAACATTCGAGACAACATATTATTCTGTTTATTCTAATCCAAGTACATATACCAATAAGACAATATCTGGTGTTAATATAGTTGGTATTTATAACTACGTTGATAACACTTTACAGAACAATTTATCAAATTGGTCTGAACCTAATTTCTATGATAAATATTATGTTGGTAAAAAGTTAAATATCGTCAATAGTTCATTAAATGACGGAACTGTTACTATTGTTAATCCGGATGTTACCGATATAATTCATTACGAATATGAATTATCCTCAGCTCCTACTTATTCTAATATAATCATGGAGGTTATAACTAGAACTGACCTTCCTATAATCTATGAAGGACCGATAACTATTACTACTGATAATAAGGTTGCCTTTTCTGGAGATGCTCCAGCTATATTGAAGCCTGGTACTGAGTTTAAAATAGTTGGATCTGTGTTGAATACAAATTATTTCAATGTATCATCTGTTCCAACTTTTTTAGGAAATACACAACTTACATACTACGCGACACAATCACAAGTACTTTGGAATAATAAAATATATGAATGTGTATATGGATATACACAAAGCGCCACATCAAGTATAACACCTGATAATTTATCATACTGGATACCTGCGACATATGTTAGTGTTGACCAAACAACTATTGCTGAGTCCCTATTAAATTGTCAATTATACTTAACAACTGACCATTTCTATTTTGATTTTGGGTGGACATTTAGTAAGGCTGTTACATTAGCTTCGATGGCTGAGAAATATACTGAGGATTTAAAATTATTTAATATTGATCTTTATTATAAGTATAATAAGATTAAAGCTGATTTGGTTTATCCAAGTAGATATGCTGAGGTAAATTTCTATTATGACACTGTTGCACCAACTGCTTCAATTGGTGATTATAGAACGGTTTATGAAAGAGGTGTACAAGTAAGAGAGACTCTGATTCCAGAGCTAAACTATGATTATTCATCAAATTACTCATATAATGTAGTTTTTACTGATATTGATGAGTTCGGTATAAAGGTTTTTGTAAATAAAATGTTGTATCAAGAAGAGGTTGATTGGGTATATTCTGGAATAGCACCTGATATGGAGAGAACAATTGATAGAACATTGAGAAATTGGCTAACTAGGCACTATGCTAGACTTGTAACACTTGGTATAATACCAACACTTGCTTATATAGGTAACTATGCTTCTATTTATTATAATTCAATTATATTAAGGACACAGTATCCTAATGTCCCAATTGACTTTAGTGTTGAAGTTGGAACAACGGCTAATTTTAATATTGAGCACTCTACTGTTCTATTTACTGATATGGGTGGATATCTTTCATTTACTATAAATGATAAGGCTTATGATCAATCCACTTTTTATTTGGATAAAATATCCTCCATATCAATAGTTAATGGTGGGTCTGGATATACCCCATCATCAACACAGTCAGTGATCATATCATCACCATCTCTTCCTGGTCAACAAGCTAGTGCGATAGCTACCATATCCGCGTCTGGAAGCGTTTCTTCAATATCACTAACTGATAGTGGATATGGATATGATGCTAGCGCCACCGCTGTGCTTTATGGTGCTACTATTTCAAATGCTACCTTTTCTGTTTCCATTGGAAAATCACAATATCCGAACATTCCAGCTACATTGGATGCTTGGGTTGAGTCGCATTCCGATTACCTTGAGGAGTTAGGAATATATGCTACCAATTTTAACAACCTACTTAAATTTGATATTAAGGATATTCATAAAAGATTCGAGTATTCTATTAAGATAGGTAAGTCACTTTTGCCTGGTCAAGTTCCATATACGATAGTTAATAAAATAAAGGGAAATTTCGGTGGGTTGATAACTTCAAACGAGGTGTTGTTACCAACTAATACAGATTCACTCGAAGAGGCTGGATTTGCAACAGGAATGGTATTCTCTATTAATAATACAATTTATCCATTTAATAATCAAGAATATAATATACAGTTTCTCGATCCAGATAGACTTAATTTGAGCTATCAGGGTCCTTTTTGGGGATTAACAGATAGTCTATGTAACTCCTCCGCATTTGTAACAATTGCGTTTAATATAGGGTTTGGCCAAACTGGATGTCCACCATCTTTTGGCCCTACTTCCTCTTTGGGTGGTCCTTTCGATCCATTGATGTTTGATTCTGCGATGTTTAGTTTATCGTATAATCCTAATACTTATGTTATTAATAACTATGATTTAAATTCATATCCTGGATCCTCCAATTTGATTGATATACAATATGTACAAATATCTGATTCGATATATGGTCTAGGTGATGATGTTGTGGTTATAGATGCCTTTTTAGGCCAATATGTTACTACTATATCACTTCCAGGTAATACACAAAGCATTGATATGGAATATAATACAGTTAATAACTATTTATATTGTTTAACTAAGAATGCATTATATGTAGTTGATCCATTGTTAAATAGTTTGGTACAAACTATTACACTATTGTATTCAGATCCTTTCGATCTTTTGATCAATTCATCTAATGGTGATATTTATGTGTCGTATGCTTCGTCTCCAGTTATTTCTATATGGTCATCAAGCAATACGTCTATTAGTACATTATCAGTCAGTGGTAACTCATTTAAGATGGCATATGACTCATTTGATAATGACATATTTGCTGTAATAGATGATGTTGTTAATGGTGTAATAAGAATAGGTGGTAATACAAGAATAGTAGAAACCTCTTATGGTATACCTACTTCAGGTATGACATCATCAGCATATGAAATATATTATGAACCCGTTAATGAATCAATTTATGTTTATGGCACATCATCACTATATAAGATAGATAATGGATCACCATCGGCTATTACATCGGTTCCAACACAAACATTTAACAATATTATATTCAATAACCTAACTGGGGAGATTAATATCTCTGACTCTAGTACATCATTTACACAATTAGATTTGAATACTGATGCGGCTGCGCCTTCTGGTGTTTCCAACTACGGCTATATAGTACTAAATCAATTTGATGGCGATATTTACTTATCATCGTTGTCTTTGAATAACATTATAGTTATAGATGCTATTAGTGGTTCGGTTAAATATACTGCTCCTATGTCTGCTCAAACAACAAAGGTGATATTTAACCCAGAGAGAAATAGTGTCTGGGCTTTACAGCCATCAACTAATTCACTTGTTGAGGTTGTTGTTACTGTGAATAGTAGTATTAATTTAATACCTTCTACTTATAGTGTCGTGGGTGAAAACTTATATGGAACTCTATCTGATGAATATTCTCGTAAATCTAATATGTGGTTAAAAACAAGAGAGTATTTAAGAAGACCGAGGGAAAATTTTGAGGGGGAGAAACAAGTTCAGTACTACTGGAAGTGGTTCTCAGATAATGTTCCTCAGTTTTTCATGTATGATTTTTCGGGGGACCAATTGCCAATAACTGGATCATACGCATATACCGGTGTTAAACCATTGGATAAGGTGGTTCTTAATAAGGATCCTAATAGAGATGTTACTAAGACCGGTCTTGCTGAGTATCAACAGACAATATTTGATAGAATTGAGATGTCTCTAGATTACATAGATAGCTCTACTGATATTTCTACCGAGGTCGTACCATCGGAATTATTTATTGGATTTAATGCATCCGAGGAGGGAGCTATTAGATCTATATTACAGTTATATAAAAAGGAAGATATAAACTTTGACATTATCACCAATGCGACAAATAATAATGTTATAACATTTGAAACGATTACTAATAAGGATGGAAGTACATATGGTCAAATATCATTAAATGTGTTGAGTGATAACAACTTTGTTGATGATGATACTGATGATAGTTTTGTTGGAACAAGGAGAGGACTGAAAGTTGGTCAGCAATTAGCTATTTTCGTTAAGGACAATACAAATGTTAAGAACCAATACATATCACCTAATAATGGAAGGTTGGTTAAAATAAGGGAAATTTACAATAGAACACTAATTGTTGATTTCATTAACCCTGAGTATGATAAATTGGACAGTGAGGTTACGAAGCTGTCGGACTATCCTAAGGTTGGTCAAACTACATATTTAACTACAACATTTAGGGTTTGGGACAGAGAGATAGGTAGGTTTACCGTATATGGACAAACAGAGGTTGAGGATATTAGATATAAGATAGAGCTCTCAAATATAGGTAAGAATATCGGATCTAATGAAACATTTATATTTAAGGAATATGATATAAATGAGGGTGGAATAGATTGGACATACTTGAATAAAAAGAGGAAAGAGATGTTAATGATGAAGCATCTTATATACCCTTATATTGGATCTTATAAATCCATAATAAATGCTATAAATTATTTTGGATATAATGATTTGGAGCTAAATGAGTATTATAGAAACATAGATGAATTGTCCGCTAATTACCTTAAACTATTCAAAGTTGAAATACCTGATATATTTGATAATACCGTTGAAGGGTGGACAGAAAATGACTTCATTAAACACACAATGCCAAATGAGAAGTATGAAGCTACTAATTTATTTAATCTAACTTATAATATTACTGATAAAGAGGGAAATAACGTGTTGAATTATAGTTTAGATGAAGTTATCATAAAGTTACAAGGATTGAAGTATTGGTTGCAAAGAAATATAATTCCTTTGACACATAAGATACTAGATATAACTGGAAGGGCATATACAGTTGGTGGTACTCAAATTCAACATAGGGTACATGATGTCAATAATATTAAGATTAAGCAGTCTATGACTCCCGTGTCATTTAATATGAGTGAGGCATATCTTATGCCTGTTAATAGTGGTTCCACTGTCTATAACTGTGTTTTGGATTTCTCAACACAGACACAGTCAGTTACTCCTGACTATTATACAATAGATATTAAGACATATAAAACCTATAAAGAGTGGGCTCCTTTTACAACATATGATATTGGGGACAAGATTATTTACTATGGTAGAATATACGAGTCTCAACAAGATTCAAATAAGGTTAAGAACCCAAGAAAATATGAAGCTACTCCAGAATGGAGTGCTAATATAATATACACACCGACAAATATTGTTAAATATAATAGAGATGTTTATGTGTATAGTGGTATTGGATTAACTGGTGGTACATCATCCGCTACCTATTCAAGTACTCCTCCTTTATTGGATACTACAAATTGGTTAAAAATAACTGAATGGAAAGAAATGGATTTTGAACCAGTTCAGAAGATATATGAATATAGACAAATAGATAATCTATTACCATTCAACTTCACAATCGATTCAAATATTGATCCATTTGTTGTAATAGAAATTACATCTGATAACGGATATGGATTAACTTATAGAGATAAGAAGAACTATGAAGTTAGAGGATTAATGGACTTGAGAGATCCAGTAAGATATATTGATCCGATAGGTCCTTTCCAACCTATATCTGAGATACCTTAATTAAAAAAACCCACTTAAAAAGTGGGTTTTTATTTTATGTTTTGAATTTATTAGACATATTAGACATATCTTTCATGTAGGATGATGGATTGAAGTTTGGCATATTTTTCGTTTGTGTATCTTCTTCTTTCTTTCTATGCTTTTCTTCTTCTTCTAATATCTCATTAACAAGTTTAATATTTTCCTCAAACATCCAATATGGCCAATCATCTATTGATATCTCAGCCACATGAAAGTGTTTTTGTAACATTAATTTATTCTTTAATATATGTTTCAAAGGCATCATGAATAACGAAAATACCTGACGCTCCGTTGGGAAATTGCATCTCTGTGTGGACCTCCCCTCCACACGCGGTACAGGTCTTCTTTAATTCACTGATACCAAATGTCATCTTACCAACTGCTGCATTCAAGAACTGGAATGATATATCATCCATTAATTGAAACTCTTTCAATTTTTCTTTTATTCCATCCATTGTTATATATGTTCTACCATCTAAAAGAAATGGAATAATCTTTAAGAAAGAAAGATTTGGAGATCTTTTATCGTTATTTTCACTTATTATGTATTCAGTGAATGCCTTTTGTAAACCAATATTTGGTGGAGTTAATGAAAATTCCTTACCATTGGTTGTTCTGAATCTGAACATTCTACTTGAATCATCAAAATATTTATCTAATTTACTATCTATTTTGTGAAATACAAAGTTAGATCTTTTTAATTCTACTTGAGTTTCTTCACCACAAGAGCATTTAGCATTCACAGCAAGTGAACTACCTTGTTGAAAGGTTAACTCTCTGATAAGGAATAATAGATATAATCTATCTTGGTCTTTTACATCCAAATAAGAATGAACTTTACCATCAGGGTATTTAACTCTAACACATTCTTTTATCATGTCGTTCATTTTCTCAACTACATCATAAAAATTAGTATCATCAACCATTGAATATGCTTGTATTTCTTTAACCTGAGCTGGTCTAACTTGAAGAATTGTTCCAGTTGGGTAAAATTTACCACAAGGTAATTCTTTGACATCAAAGCTAAAATACTGCAAATCAGTTACTCTTGAACTGTTATTAACAGGATTAGTTGCAAATGGTATATCGCTATTTATTTGATTTTTTTGACTTCCAGATTCTAGATCTTCTAAGTGTTTCTTTAGATAATCTTCTTCTGACATATTGTTTTTTTCCTTATCTGACATAAAACTATGTTATTTTTTATTATATATTCGCAGAATACGTCTCTCTATTATAGTAATAATAATTGTTATGTTTTCATATAGGCACAAAAAAAGGGAGATATTATCTCCCTTTTTAATTTGTATAGTTTTATTATGGTATTATGAAACCACCTGATTGGATAGCTCCTGTTCTTAGTATTGTAATGTTGTTTACAATTATACCCATACCCTTGATAGGTTCTACGTATGTATCAAGAACACCCATTTGATTATCGATAACATCAGATGTGTTATTTTCTTCGTCAATCTTGTTGAAGTAGTTATATAGACCATTTCTGCTTACATAAGTTTCACAGATAACGTCAGCTCTTAACTTAATTTCAGCTCTGATGTCTGGAGTGTTAAACTTCCATTGGAAGTCAAGTAACATTCTAGAAAGTTCTCTTTCAAGTTCAATCAATACTTCTCTTACGTGTATGTAAGAAAGAGCAGATTTGTAAAGAGTTTGAGCTGTATTTTCAGTCTCGATAACATATCCTCTATTTCTCTTGAACACTATTGGGTTCATTTGAGCTTGGTTAAGGTTTTCAATATCTGATGGTGTGAAGTCGATTTCAAGACCAGCGATATTAGTTACTTTACCATTAGTTACACCAGCTGCAATTGTCCAAGGTGTTATAGAAGTCACATTTGTGATGTGTTTTCTCATATATGTAGTTGCTACATATGAAGATGGTGGAACAAATAAAGGTCTACCATTATCATTTACACTTACATAAGGTGCGAAGTAACCTGTACAAGTTGTACCAGCTCCATCACCGAATGAGTATAAGAATGCTGGATTAGATTCTGGGTCACCACCACTTGCTATGAACGATGTTTGTAAAACTCCTTCTGCATCTACGAATGTAGGAGATGTAGAGTTTTTGAACGATTTCATAGATGGCATATTGATGAATCCAAATGCGTCTAATCTTTCACCACATATATCAACTAATTGTTGTTTAGATCTCTCAGTTAATCCTAAACCAAATGAGTCAATTAAGTATCTAAAGTCAATTGCTTCTTTATTTGTTATTGCTTTGAATAAAGGAGTTCCTTTAGCTACTAAGTTTAGTATCTCATTTTGTCTAGTTTCGCTACCGTCAGGTAATGAGTCTTGTCTAATTCTGAATCCTTTAAGTGTTATCGCCTTATATGTTGATACATAATCTTCGATAGTTGTGTATCTCATCGCTTGATAATCACCAGAGAAATTGTATGTTGCTATTCTAGCATCACAGCTTATTTCAACTAATGAAGTATCAGGTGCGTAAGTCTTCTTACTTAAAATTCTTGTTAATTTCTTAGCAACTTCACCAACTTCTAATGAGTTAGTATCAACGTATGCCTCTAAGAAATCACCAACTTTTAACTCAGTGTATCTAGTTGCGTTTACAAGTATCTTGTTAGGAACTTGAACATAACCAGAAGGTATTTCAATCTCAACAGTTTCTTTGAAGTTAGACTTCAATGATTGTATATAGAATGTGTTATTTAGTGATGTGTTCACTGGTTCACTACTTTGTAGTAATGAGTCCATGAATTTAACCTCTAACTCATTTGAGTTATTTAAGTACATTAATAAGTAATGTTTCTTTAGATAATCGTAAACAAGTTCAACTCCAAATAAGTCTTCTGATGTTGTGTTTTCATTAACTTGGAATGCGTAGTATCCAGAAGCTGTGAAACCTAACATAGATGCTATAGTACCACTATTTGATGTTATTGTAAATGAACCAAGATTTTTTGTTGAATCCGGAACAGATACTTGATCAAATACATTCAGTGTTATTGTAGCTGACGGGCTATAGAACACGATATAGTCATTTCCTGATGCTGCAGTTGCTCCTGATGGTGCGTCTTCTCCAGGAAGGAATGATATATCTACTGGTTCTGATATAATATTAGAGTAGAAAAAGTCTCCAGTATTAACTTGACCATCTACATACTTAGTATAAAGTGTAGAGTATTTAGCTACAACACCTTCTGTGCTTAAGTTTGCAACTTGATCTTTAGTCGCTACCGATGTTTGACCAAGTATAAACTCATTATCTAAAGTGTAGAATAATAAGTATCCATTTACTATATCAGTATATGATGTTAATCCAGTGTTTAACACAAATGATTTATTAGATGTATTAGATGTTACTATGTTTGTAACTGTCATACCTTCAAGACTCTTCTTGTCCATAGAAGTGTAGTTAGTTATCATAGTCATCTTATCCTTATTAGGACCATCTAACAAATTAATCATATTGTTAAATGTTTTGATTCTTCTATATTGTTCGTACTTAGTAACGTTTGGTGTGTTATTTGTGTTCTTAAATTCAACTTTAACAGAACCGTTTGTTAAATCTGTTACGAAGTAGTCGTTAGAACCTGTACCAAATGTTAATTCAACATATCCAGTTGAATTAACTGTTACATTTGTAAATGTAGGTGATGCAAGGAATGAACCATTTAGTGTATAGAAGTGAACATAACCAAGAACCACATCAGTAGAACCTACTGTTGGTTTAGTATTTGGTGTACTTGTTTCAACCTTTAATATACTACCAGTGCTATCAAGAACGAATGCTGCATAATATGATGCTGTCGATGTAGATACTGGGTAAGATGATGAAACGATACTCATTGATGATGTACCTGATACATTAACTCTTTGTCCACCAATTACCGCATATGGGTTGTTACCAGCATTATATTGTACGTTAATTGATGCTGTTGTACTTGTTAAGAAAACAGTATTATCAAAAGATACGCTGTTAACATATCCTTCAGCATACCAACCAGTTCTATTGCTATTAACAACAACTCCAGTTGCGTTAGGTCCGAATCCAGTGTATGGATCACCATATGCGTGTACTGAGTCTCTTAATCCTGAGAATGTGCTACCAATACCGATAACATTTCCTGGTAAGTCAAGAGGTGTACTAACTATTTTAACTGATTCAGAAATTGTATCTTTATAAGATAAGAAATCAATATCAGCATCTTCTGTACCAACTAAATTGTTACCAATTAAGTCAAGAAGACCATTTTTGAAATCAGCCTCAACAAGGTCTGAGTTAAATGAACAGAATAAACCTGTTTTATTTGTATCATTGTTAATGATGCTTTCGATGAAGATGTTTTTACCATTACCATCTCTAAAGTATGGTATTAATGATAATCCTTCATAGTATGCTAACAATGTAATATTTCTATCATTTGCAAATTCACGAACTTTATCTTTTCTTAAACCTGATGTATTAAAATATGCACTCCATCTTGGATCAACTGCTAATTGTTGATAGTCTGACCAGTCACCACCAACAACCACTACGTCAACCATGTAATCTGATGCGTAATCAGTTTGGCTAACATAAGGTGGCATTTTTTCAACAGAACCATACCACTCGATTAAAGTTCTGTCAAATCCAGTACGCTTAGTCTTAAATACAAATGTTGTTATGTATTTATCTGATAAGTTAGTAAAGCTGAATGCTCTTTCTGAATAACCAGTATTACTCTTAGTAATGTTTATGAAAGAGTCAGTGTCTTTTTTCCAGAATCCTGTTGTGTCATGAAACCTTCTATAAGGAGCTGTTCTAACAATATCATTGTTATAGTTAGATGCTGCTGATAGAGATCTATATTCAATTGTGTCTAGGTCGTCATCTGTGGCTAATAGGTTTATAGCATAAACAGGAGCTGTTTCTAGCATTTTTGAAATAGTTCTATGGAAGAAAGAACCCTTTCTTTCAAGGCCTCTATCTAATTGTCCAAAAATAGCTTCAAGATCTCCTAATGTTTTCAACAAAATAGGAGTATTAACAGGTCCTTTTTTTGAAACACCTATAACCATATTAGTTATACCTTCAACAATTGGACTTGTAATAATTGATTGGTCAAATTCTTCTATGAAGATTCCTGGTCTTTTGTATTTTCCAATTTGAACTGCCATATTTTTATAATTTAATTTTTATGTAATGTATATATAAAATGTCGAAAACGATATTTTTTCTATTTTGACTTTTTATTCCTAATATTTTTGAAGCTTCATCTTCTTAATATAGTCCTTCATGTCCTTTTCTTGTTTTGTCATTTTATCCTTTAATACTTTCTCAGCATTTATTATATCTGACTTTAGTTTCGATATGGTTGAGTTCGTTAAGCCCATCCTTTTGTTAATCTCATCTAATTTTTGACTTATAGATGCTTTCTGCTTTGAATCAGTTGCTGATTTTAATTCATTATTGAAGTCATCTAATTTTAATTTATCATTGGCATTATCTTTTTGTACCTTATCTAATCTTCTTTTTAGATCAGTTACATTCAAATATTCTACTAGAAATGGGTTTCTATCTTCTCTTGATGAAACCTCAGGTCCTAAAATTTCCTTTACTTTATTATCTAGAGCTTTATCATCCTCTATCTTAAGATATGCTTGATCTAGGAGTGGCTTTTTTTCTTTGAACTCACTTATTTGTTTCATTAGTGTGTTCAATTTTTCTTTAGACATTCTTAAATCAGGAGCATCCGTAACTTGTGGATCAAATTCAGCCTCTTCTTTGAAAAGAAGATATTTCTTTAAGTATCTCATTTTAGCTTCTCTTTATATTTATCATCTTTTGATGATACAGATTTTGCTTTGTCTTCTGGTAGGATAAATAACTTACCATCCTCTTTTAGAACCGCATAAACTTTATCAATCTTACCAAGTTTTCCAGTTTCCGATTTCACTTCATCTTTATTATCTGCTAATTCGTAGTTTTGAAGATTTAAGAATCTTAGATCAATTTCAGAACCAGGTGCTATTGGGAATTTCTTCTTCAATATTCTTCCATAGTAAGTTTCAAATTTACTATTATCACTCTTTCTTCTTTCCCTCTCTTGTATTGTATCCATATCACCTTTTGAAATATCAGCTATACCAGATACAAACTTATCTATTGGGAAGAAAGACTCGGAATATTTTACATAAACATAATTCTCATCTGCTCCTGTTAGGTACATATAGTATTTTTTATCACCTGCTTTTAAAGCGTAGAACGATTTAGTAAATTCTGGACTAACATCTTTTACTGGTTTGAATGAATATTTCTTCTTACCAGTGTCTTTTACTGAATCTTCTGCAACTTTTGAGTTTCTCTTATTATCATTTTTTCCTTTCAATGTATAACCTAGACTATCATCTTTTACTTCTACATCAAAGTATTCTTTAATGAAAGCAGATTGAGCACCACCTTTGTACATTTTGCTACCATCTAATAACGCATTGATGAAAGTTAATAGTGTTTTACCACCACCTTGTTTCTTTGCATATCCTTCATCACCTTTTTCTACGTTAAATCTAGCATCAGCTGAACCAACTTTTATAACAGTATCTTGGTTAAATAGTACTTGATACTTTGAGTCTTTTATTATATCCATTACAGCACTTTCCCATTTTTCAAATAATGCTTTATTTCTCCAAGGTCCTTTGCCACCAACTTGGTATCCATGGGGTGTTGCTTCACCACCCATATATTCATACTCTCTTTTGGTTCTTTCAGATACTCTACCATCTTGTCTTCCTGATGGAATACTTTCCACTTGATAAAGTCTATAAGCTCTGTTAAATATTTTAACAATTTCCAATATAGGGTCAATTCCTTCTATTATTATTCTAGTTGAATCTTTTGGGATTGATGATAATTCTTTATTTATAGCATCTATCTCTTCTTTAGTCATTATCCACTTATTTAGATAGTCTGCATTAAATATCTTATTGAATGTAATTCTGAACTCTGGTTCCTTTTTATCAGACTTTTCTTCGGTCTTTGGTTTCTCCTCTGTCTCAGTTTTAACTTCTTCGTCAGCTTCTTTTAATAGAATGAAATTTGAATATCTCATTAGAGACTCTTTTTTAGGTTCTTCTTTGTTTTCCTTTTCTTTTCTATAATCAGGAAGTTCCATTCCAGAATCAAATATCTCCTTAAGACTTATATTGAATCCATGTACTTCGTTTCCTAAATCTCCTAATTTCTGATAAAGAGAGTTTTCTTCAAACTGCGCGGTTCTTTTAGAGAATCTAGCTATTAGTTCACCAGCGACCGCTATTTTACTTCTGTCTTTTTTTAAATCCTCAATAGATTCTGTTAGTTTTCCAATATCTGGAATTGTCCCGGCTCTATCTCCCTTAAGACAACTGTATATCTCTTTGTATAGATTTGTTATTATATATGATGGTGAGTTTAAAACACCATCTTTACCCTTATCATTTGGGCTTGTTTTATAACTATTTATAAGCTCTTGTATAAAAGCAGGATTTATTGATAGTCCCTTATCATTTTTAACAAGTAGTTCTGCTGACTTCTTAAGCTTTTCTTTAGCTGGGTCAATATTAGTCTCTTCAGATTCAAATAATATTGATTCTACTACACCTTTTGATGCAATTGCTCCTTTTGGCATAGCTAGTACAACCTCCATAGGAGATGCTATTTTTGTATCTTCTTTATTTAACTTTATTGAATCAGTTTTTCCATCTTTTGATGGTGTAACTTCATATCTAACCGATTTGAATATTGATTTAAGTTCAATTTGAATAGGATTTTGTCTTTTTCCATTTAAGAATGGAACGACAGTAACCTTATCTCCTTCTATTTTTTGAACATATACTATGTGATTCTTTGAACCATAGTTTGCTAAATAGAAAGATTTTTCCTTTACGTTACTTCTATCAAATGTTTCTTTTTTCTTTTCCTCAGATGGTTTAGTTAATGTGTTTAATATGTTCAATAGATGTCCTAAGTTAGTCAACATAAGTTGTGACTTATCTTTGGATTCTGTTTTTTCTTCACCTTTAGATTCACCTTCCTCTTTTAATGATGATAAGAATTCTTTAATCTTCTCCACTAATTCATTTCTTAAGTCTTGAGAACCTTTAGATAATGATAGATTTTGTAAATCTTGGATGCAGGCATTTCCTGCTTTTTTAACTTCTTTAATATCGTCTGTATCTTCGATAGTTTTTCTAAAAATACCAAGTATTGAAGATATTAATGCTTTATCCACTTGTAAATTTATTTCGTCTGATTTCTTAGAACCATTTATAGTACCTTGTGTTAATAGTATATTAAATTGTTCGTTTAATCTTTCGATTACGGCATCCATTCTCACTAAGTCAACTCCTATTTGTACTTTTCTAATTACTGAATTAATCAATCTACCTAATAATGTATCTCCCCATGGAATTTCATTTGCCAATGGTCCGGAATCTTCATTAATTGGATTGTAGTTTGAGAACTTTTGTTTATTAAGAAAGTCTTCTCTAATCTTTAGATACTTCATTTTATAAAATGTATTTTATAGACTATATATAAAATTTAATTTCTCTAAAATTCATTGAAATTGTGGGTTCCCATAGTGTATTTTTTTCACTAAAAATTTGGTTATTTCAATAATATTCCTTATATTTGTATTATAAGGTTCGGATATATAGGTTTTATAGGGTAAAAAAATTACTATATAAATTTGGTTATATCAAAAGTATTCCTTATATTTGTATTATAACCACTAAAAAATAATCACAATGACAATGAATTCTGTAATATTAAAAGGTGTTGAAGTTAAAATCGGTGATACTGTAAGATTTATCAACGATGTAGACCTTTACAAAGGTGACTTTGAAGGTTTCCATACTATCGTTAAGCCTGAACTTGGTAAAGTTTATACTGTTAGAGGATTTAGTGATAACGGTGGTTTCTTACTTGAAGAAATCGTAAACGAACCAATTCCTGTTGAGGCTCATGGATTTGTTGATTTTGAAGAGCCAGGTTTCGCAATCTGGAGATTCGAACCAGCTAACCCATTAATCGCTGAGGTTAAAGCTGTCTTAAAGTCTAAGAAGAAAGTTCAAATCAAAATCGAGAAAGAACTTATCGAAAGACTTGAAGAAACCCTTGAATTGGTTAACTAAAATTCTATTATTTCCTATATCGTAAAAAACCGAGATTACTCTCGGTTTTTTTATTTTAAATAAATTTTTATTTCAAATACCTCATTTTTCTTAAAATTTAGAGGGTGGCTTGTTTCTCAGGATGAAATACTAATATATAATGAAGTAAATTTAAGTAGGATTATGAAATATTTAGAGTTAATCTATGGTGATAAGAAATACACAAATGAATCACAAATAAACGATATCCTTTCCAAAAACAAATTTTATTGGTTAATAGACTCGGAGATCGAGGATGCTGTTATAGAAATCAAAAAAGATACTATAATCTGGCATAATGGTAACTATTACTCTGGTAATTGGTACTATGGGATATTTAAAAACGGGCAATTTTACGGCAATTGGGAAAATGGAATATTTGAAAACGGCAATTTTAATGGAAAATGGATAAGTGGCATTAGGATATAATCTGTTAGGATATAAAAAAATAAAAAACCCTATGAGAAGGAAGAAATTTGCTGTAGACAGCAAAATACACAACTTATACACTGACAATGTTGTGAGAATAAGTAAAGACCAAAACGGGCACTATTTTGAAATTGGAAAGGAATTAACGACAGACATTGGTGAGGCAGTTGCCTTATTGATGAGACAAAAAGAAATGTGGAATGATCCAATATGGGACATGGAAATTAAAGGCGTTTCTTATGAGGAGATTTCACCAGAAAAAGCTTTATTTTGGTTAACTGGGGGTTACGCTGAGTGGAGAACACTCGAACATTACAACAGACCATGGTGTGATTGTTATTTAGAGTTTCAAGAAGAATTTGGAATTCTTATCGTGAACATCATTAAGAGGTCAAAAAAATTAAAAGACATAAGAGATAATTTTATCAAATACTTAAACTTACCTGTCCTATATGATTACGCAATCAAAAAGGATTTATTAAAATAATAAAAAAACCCACCAAAAACGGTGGGTTTTTATTTTTATATATAGATAATATGATGAGAACGGTTTGTAAGAATCCTTGGTGTAAAGCAACCTTTGACTATAAGGAAGAAGATATGATAGCTATTGACTCTGATGATGTCCGAGAATCAAAGATTGATGGTATTCTTGATGAGGTTAAGAAGATGCCTCCTCCACAATGTCCTAAATGTAGAAGTTTTAACGATGACCTTAGTGGTGGTGTTACTTGGAAGGAAAAAAAGTATGAAGGTAGTAGAATGGACGGGATGGCTCATCCAATATCGATTAAAATTAATAAGTTCTTTTAATGAAAGCTCATTTCTTTGACATAGACACTATATTGGTGGTTAATAACCAGCCTTGGGTTGTTAGTAAAGATAATCCAAATGTACCAATAATGAAGTTATCACAAGCTGATTTTAACCTATGTAAGAGTGGTATTTATAAATCACATGATAATAAGATAGAATTCAATGGTAAGACATTTTGGCTTTCAACCGATTTAATGAATAAACTAAAGGTTAAGTGTAAGAATAGTAAGGTTGATGTTTCTAACCTAGCTATATCTATGCAGGAATTTATGAATGGTGATGTTATATCTAACATAGATTATGATATAAACATGGATATACTACTACCTATTAAGAATACTAATGACGATTTGTATGTTATTTGTTCAAGAAATTCAAAGAGAAATTATGATACAATCATTTCTAAGGTAGAGGATAAATTAAAAGAAAATGGTATAGTTATAAAGAATTTCTACTTCATATCGGAAACCTTCTATAATAGAAACAGTGATGATATATCATATAAGAAAGTTAGATTGTTGTTACAACACTTGGTTGGTTATAAAACCGATGGTAATAAGTTCACTGATGAGGAAATAGAAAAGTATAATGAGTTATACTACTATGACGATGATAAACACTCTATTGCATTGGCTAAACAATCTAATGATATATTTCAAGTATTCTTATCTAATACTGAATCAAATATTAAATCGATGATAAAGGAATCAATAAAGGGTAAGGATAATCTATTAGTTATCAATGAAGTTACTCCTAATAAGCATAATAAGTTAATCTCAAGTAAGGTTGTTATTGAGTATAGTAATTTAATAAAGGCTTTTGAGAAATTTAATTGGAAACTTTAGTCCTTTTTCTTATTCATTGCTTCTTTAATCATTTCATTAAGCTTTCTGTTATCAATTATTTCACCTTCTGTACTTTCAGATGGTGCTTCTTGAGCTTTCTGAACTTCTGGATTCTCTGCAATTTCATTTAGACCTAAGTCTTTTCTTAGTTCTTTATAGAATTTTTCTAAATCTGTTCTCTGTGTTGATGAGAATTTGGCATTTTCTCTTATTTGTCCAATTGTTTGGTTGACAACCTCATGCATTCTGGCTGAATTATCACCGTTATCAACTTGTCTTAATTGAGATAGGAAGTTTTTCCTTGTCATTTTTGATAAGAAGATTGATTCGGCATATACCATTGCATCTTCTTTCATCTTATTCTTAATATAGGGATGTTCTTTTAATTGTGGTACGTCATTTAAGTATAAATCAACTAATGATTCTAATACATCCATGGCTTGTTGTGATGCAACTGTTAAATCAGCATCATAATCGTATATTTCTATTTCACCTAGATCTGGTAAATCCTCAGGTTTTGCAAGGTGTTGGGTTATATCAAACTCTTTGTTTTCTGACTGGATTTGTTCAAACTCATCCTGTAACCTATTTCTTTCATTTTCTGTTTTAGACATAGAAGAGTGGTTTTTTACAATATATATTAAAAATATACTTTTCCTATGGCTGTTAAAAAAGTGGAGAGGCAAATGGTCTTTACGACCAAATTAGTTGATGATGCTACAGATAAGATAAACGATGGTGTCGTTATAATGCGATACCAGAACCCGTGGCTTAAATCTGAAGTTGGAATAAGAAGATCTGGTGTGTCATTTAAAATGACTCCAGATGAGCAACAAGAATACATTAAGTGTGCCTTGGATGTACATTACTTTACTGAGAAATATTGTAAAGTTAAAACCGAGGATGGTAGTATAAATAATATAAAGTTAAGAGAGTACCAAAAAGAGATGCTTGATAACTTCGTTAATAATAGATTTAATATCTTAATGGCATCCAGACAGGTCGGTAAGACAATATCTGCGTCTATATTCATGTTACATACGATTCTATTCAATAATGATAAGAATATAATGATAGTTGCGAATAAAGGAGATACTGCTGTTGAGATTGTTGATAAAATTAAGTCTATATACACGTTATTACCATTCTTTTTGAAACCAGGTGTGAAGACTTGGAACCAAAAATCATTAACATTTGAAAACGGATGTAGAATAAAAACATCAGCTAGAACAAAGACTCCAGCGATCGGTTTTACTATTGACGTTTTATACTTAGATGAGTTTGCTCATATTCCTTCTAATATTATTGAACCATACTATACTGCGGCTTTCCCGACTGTATCAGCTGTTCAAAATTCTAAAATCATAATAACATCTACTCCAAATGGTATGAATCTATTCCATAAAATATTAACGGATGCTGAAAGACCAGATGGTGACCCATTGAAGAATAACTATAAGGCATTAAGGGTTTATTGGTATCAGGTTCCTGGTAGAT